TTATGAAGTCCTTTTCAAATCGTGCATCAATCCTGCATACGTTTCCGGTTTTGCTTCCTTTAGTGCATCCATAAATTCATCCAGTACACGCCAAGCATGGCCGAAATCTGCACTTTTCATAGTTTCCAAAAATTCACTCATTCCACAACACACTCGTAATATTTTTCCACCTTATCTTTGGATGCGTCCTTATCATTGATAAAAGCCGCTGCGAGGTCTGCATAAAATTCAGGAGTGTTTACATTGTGTTTTTTGGCTACCGGGTAGTAGTCACTAAACATCATGTTCATGGCTGCATAAAATTCCTCCTTTGTGCTGTCCATTCCGCGTGGAGTCATATAGGTGGAAGTCTGGTCAACCGTCCAGTGTTCGCCATACGAACCGTCAGCGTTTTCCATTTTATGTACCCACTGCTTCAAGTCGCCGGAATCCTGTTTAATATGCAACGCCTTTTCAAAGTCCTTCATGGCCATATAGCAGCGTACAACGCTTTCAAAGCCTTCCCTGCTTTTGGGTGAAATTACATCTCCCATACAATAATAGGCTTCTTCTTTGAGCCGCTGCTCATAGTCTTCAAAGTCTTTATATGTAAGCTCTTTCAAGCTTTACACCTCCCTGTTCAGCGCATATCCTCCGAATAGCGGTGTTTAGGTTCACGGTCATCTTGGTCGGTATCCATCCGGCGGCGCGTGTCATCCGCATAACGGCGGTCACGGCGCATATCATTGCCATAAGTGCCGCGCATTTTTGCTTCCCAACCGCCATCATGGCTGTAACCCTCTTCTTCCATGATGTCATCAAGGTTGGCAATGCTCTGCGTGACCTTGTAAACCACGTCAAGATCACGAACATTCAAAGTGCCGTGACGGGAAACTTCATCCAGTTCATCACAAAGCATTTCCCGGATGTCATTCATTGCTTTCATGCTCATTGTTATTTTCCCCTTTCTTAACTTTCGCGTTCAACAATCAGATTGCTGTTGGATACGGAAATTGCCTGCGTGCTGCTATTTTCCACCGCTATTGTTACGCAGCATCCACGAGGAACCTCGATAAATGCAGCAATGTAAACATTGAAGAAATTCTCAACTGCCGCAGGTGTCACGGTTGCTGTGGCGCTATTCAGCGGCTCACCATTGATTGCAAGAGAAGCTGAAATTGCTTCAACCGTTCCTCCAGTTGGAATTGCGATATTCGCGCCAAACGAAATTTTGAATCGTGCCTTGCACTGATTTGTCAAACCGCGCAGCGTTACAATACCAGACCCGGCACGGTGAACAATACAAGGTTTACCAGCTACTACTGTTTCTGTAAGCAAAACATTTTGTCCAGCTGCCACAGTCTGAACAGCTGCCGAAGTGTACTCTGCCATAAAAACAATCCTTTCTTCTAAGAATAAACGGCGGGACTATTGCCCCGCCGCCTTTTTTGCAAAATCAGCTCAGGGCTGAACATGTAAGAAACCCTCACAAGTTGCCATATTTTACTTAGCCTGCACAGCTGTTGGCGTAACCGCAGCACCCGTAACCATAATTGCCAGTATACGGGTTTGCGACCGCGTAAGCAGGCACCGGAAGCGGTGCAGCACGGCGCAGAATTTCATTAGTACTTGCATCGATTGCCGCACGAAGCGCGGAGTTCTGATCGGACTGAGATGCAGCCAGGCGCAGCGCCTGGTTTTCGCTCTGCAAGGTTTCAATCTTGTCCTTGCACAGGTAATCCAGGATTGCGCGGGTGTTGGTGTTCTGGTTCTCCACAATGTCACGAGTGTTAAAGTTCATTGTGTTCTGCATTGCGTTGAATCCCTGCTGCATCTGGTTGCGTGTATCACACTCCTGGGTAGCAATCGTGTAATTCACGCCCTGGATGCCGCTCTGGGTCTTGCAGCAACAATCCGCAAGCTGGGCACCAAGTGCATTCTGGCCCTGAAGCAGTGCAACATTGGTTGCGTTAAAGCCCTGCTGAATGCTGTTGTTCAGGTTATTAAACCCGTTCAGCATGCCGGTGTTAATGGCATAAGTGCTGTCGCAAATGCCATTCTGGATAGAGCGAATGCCGTTGTCAATACCATTAAGGGCAAAGCCCTCATTGATATCGGCACGGGTTGCATAGCCCTGGAAACCGGGGGAATTAGCGCCGCGCATGCCGCCGCCAAAGCCACCGAAGCCGCCAAAGCCCATGCCACCCCAACCGAATATACCGAAGATTAGAAACAGCACGATCCATGCCGCCCAATCGCCGCCCCACATGCCATTGTTGCGGTTATTGTTTCCGGTAACAGCGGCAATATCGGCAGGAGTCATATCGTTATAAACTGCCATTGGTTATCTCCTTTTCAAAATTTTTATTCTAAATGCGGCCGCATTTATTCAAAATCCGAACATAGAACGCATTGTAGAAAACTGCTGTTCCATATTTTTGGCTTGCTGTTGGATAGAATTTAACTGCTGCTGACTTAATTGCCCGGAAGCTACAATCTGTTCTATCATTTCATTTGGGTTTTTGCCCTGCATCTGCTTCATAAACTGCTGGAATTGCTGCATCATGTTTCCCTGTTGGTTTTCATTAAGTCTGTTGTAAAGCGGGTTTGGCATTTGTTGCCTCCTTTACTGTCTTTTGCGGTTTTGATTGCATTTGGTTTTTCAATTCATTAAATGCGGTCGCAAGAGCATCAAATTCTGATCGGGTGACAAAATTTTCTCTTTTGGGGTTTGCTTCCGATTTCGCTTCCCGTTTGTGGTAGTCATAAACTTCCATCGGATAAGGCATATTGTTTATATCACGGCATTTTACATAGAATGTCTGTGTATCCCGATCCATTAAAATGACTTTACTTCCGGGTGCAACCATATAGCCATTCGCTTCACCCTCGCCAGATACCCATACAACCTCACAAGATTGTGTTGTTTGCTGCGTAGGCATTTGCTGTTGTGGTGGTTGAAATACGCCTTGACGCAACTGGGCAAGCTGGTCTGGCATAGGCTGCCCATAAAACTGTGGGTATGGGTTATAATACGGCACGTTCATTGCTACCCTCCCAATAAGCTTTTGGGACTTCATCACCGCAGTCCCATGTATCTATCCAATCTCCATTTTTTACGCAAACAATATGCGTTGACATTTCAAGGAGAAACGTTCCCTTGCAGTTGTCATCCGCGAACTGTTTAACTGTGCATTGCCTTTGGGGTATACTTGGAATTCTGTTCCTTTTCCATCCCTTTCCAATCAGATATGTTTTCCACACTCGATTGGCGCATGGCATGTCACAAAGCCAAAATCCTTGTTCACATAAACCTGTGTAAATTTCTTTCCAGGACATATTTAATGCCGCCGCCAGCGCTCTGACAGCGCAATCTTCTGTGTGCCTGCCTGCTGGGTTGAGATTGAAATTTTTATAGGCCATTTTTTGTTTCCTCTAGCTTAATTATAAAAAAATAGACGTAAAAACGTGCGACACGAACGCGACAGTTTTACGCCAAGTTTATACAAACTATTTTTCAAAAGTCTATTTACAATGCTACTTTAGAGTAGTATAATATAAGCAAGACAAGAAATAAACACACAATTATAACAGGAGGAAAACAAAATGACTAACACCATTATTAACAACATCAACGCAGATATCATCAGCAAGGCAAACGAAGCGAACAAGGCCGAAACCGAGCGCATCATTAACACCTATCAGCAAATGTGGGGTAACGGAGATAGCTTTATAGCGAATGACATGGCTTTTCTTTTTGGCGGTGCACAGCGCAGCGGATTGAATGATGACGAAGAGATGGCAGCAGCTGTCAAGGCCGCAGAAACCGACCTGATTTATAAAGTTATCATCAAGACTTGGTTCAAGGATATGAGCCGCGCAGATGCTGTTGCTATCTGCAACAAGCTTTTTGGTAGCAGAGACAGCATTCAGATTTTTTCTGCAACACTAACCGCAAACGATGTTGCACGGAATTGGAATGCAGAGCACAGCAACGAGAAGCCCATTTACATGACCACCCGCGCTATTGAGGAGACTTTTGGAAGCATCTAAGGATGCAGGAGGCATCAAGATGGACATTACTCTCAAGGAATACGCTTTTCGACACGGCAGAACCCCCGCAACCGTGCGGCAGAAAGTTTTGCGCGGAGGATTTAAGACCGCGCACAAAATGGGCCGTGACTGGCTCATAGACGAAAATGAGCCTTATATCAAGCGCCCGACAAGGAATTCGAGGCAAAATCAAAAGGCAAAAGACGAGGAGGGGCAATGAAATGAAATCGTTGCCCCCCCCCTTACCATCAAAAATGGTTACTGCATACCTTCTTCCGAACGAGCTATCCGCACTTTCAAACTTGCAAAAAAGGATGAAACTTGAAAGTCTTTCGGATGCGGCAAGGTATTGTATCTTAAAATGTAAATTGCCAGTGTATCCACTTCCACAACGTTCTGATATCGCATTTTACTATAGGAAAAGAATGGACATAGCCTTACACTTTGACGAATATGCTGTATTACAAAACATTGTCAGCACAATGTCAAAGCAGTCCGGAAAAAACATTTCGATATCAACTGCAATTCGTAGCGCGATTGTATATGTATCGAAGCAATAAAAACAAGAAAGCCCCGGTTTGTGATTGAATGTATCACAAACCGGGGCTTTTTATTACCCAATTTTACTTTTTATCGCTTTAACTCTCCGATTAACCGTCCTTTCACTGCAATACAATTCCGCCGCAATATCGGCGTTGTGCATCCCGCGCCGCCGCAAGTCCAACACGGCGTGTTCGTCATCGGTCAGGTCAAAACATAGGTCATCATAGTCGCTGCGGCTCATTCGGAAATCAAACTTACTTCCCATTTCCAAAGCCCTCAAGAATCTGCTTGAACGCCTGATGTAGACCGGTGGATGCCAGCCCACTTGCAAGGCCGGACAAAATAACGGTAGCGGTAATTTCAGGCCAATTCATCCAGCAGGCCAGCGCAACACCAAGCACTGCGCAAATCGTGGGAATATACCGGTTGTCAACATCCTTAATCCACTGCTTGACAATCCAGCCCACGCACAGGCAGATGCCAACAATCACGGGGATCATATATTCGGACAGAAAAGAAATATCCATTTTGCTTTCTCCTTTTTTTAGCCGATCAGATGCTTCTGCAAGGCTTCCTTTGCCTTCTGCATCTGGTCAATGTTGTTTCCGTCAAGGTTGTGGTCAAGAAGGGCAAGCAGTGCCTGCATGGTCACGTGCTGCCCTTCATCCATGCGGTCAAGCCGCTGTTTGTCGTTTCTCAAAAAGCCCTCCATAGCGTTCACCCGCGCTTCTAACTGGGTAATGCGTTTGTCCTGGTCGGTTTTTGGCTTTTTTATTGCGGTAATTACTTTGCTGATAGCCACTCCCCCGGCATACAGTCCGGCGGCAGCACCCGCCGCGTAAATCAAAAATGCCCAGGCTTCCGCGATCGTAAACGAAAATACATGCTGCATTGGCATCACACCTCCACGATGGGAATTCCATAGGCTACAGCCGCGTCATGTTCAATGCGGCACCCGCGATAGTCCTGCCAGCCAGGGGCGAACACTACAAAATCAGCGGTGCCCAGTAGCTTGAGGCTTTCGCTCAGATACCACAGCGGTGTTGCGTCAGCCGGGGCATCCTCAAAAAAGGATTCGATGACTCCGACTTCCTCATGTGTTTTCATATACACATCGGCAATCAGTGCCTTGCGCTCTTTGAGGATTTCTTCGTCCGTTTTGCCGCGCACCGGCTGAGAAATAAAAAGTTTTTTCACCGCATCACCCCACATATTCGGCCTTATACAGTCCTGCTTCAATGAGTTTCAGCTCCGCACACTGACGCATAATATACCAGGCATCACCGCTGGATACCGGCCCAACGTCCAGCATCCACTGGTTGCCATCCGCACAGGTTTCGCGGTACAGGCCCGCCGCGATCAGCCCCAGCCCCTCGCACAGGGTGCGGATGGTTGCGCGGTCTCCGCTGGAAATATGGCCAATGGTAATCCGCTGCTTGTCCAGCTTGTTGGGGGTGGTATCCTCCGGGGTGGGCGCGGTGTGGCCCTGCAAGCCCGCCTGAATCATCAGCTGCTCATAATCCTTGTAGACCCGGTTGCAGTCCAGGCTAGTGCCGTAGCCGGGGATGCCCAGGGCGTTGCGGCTGGAATACTGCCAGATGCCATACGGCAGGGGGCAGGTGCACTTGCTGCCATACTGGGCAACCCAAACATCATATTTGGCCAGCGCCTTGTAGTCCAGCCGATTTCGGATAAAATCACAGCTGGCATACAGGATGCCGTAATACCCCGCTGCTTCGATCTCGCTTAAAAACGCCTCTACCAGAGCCGTGCGCTGCGCGGTAGTCAGCCGCAGGATGCACGGCTCATACTCAATGTCATACGCCACCGGCAGGCACAGGTGCTTGCCCTTGATCGCGGCCAGGCAGCAGCGGGCCTCCTGCCGGGCTTCCGCCGGGGTGCTGGCATAGCTGTACCAGTACACGCCATACTGGATGCCCAGCCGGGTGCACTCAGCCGCGTTGCGTTCAAACTGGGGGTCTTTCTGGCTGGCATAGCGGCCATACCCGGCACGCAGCATGGCGTGGCGGATGCCCTTGTTATGGGCCGCCTGCCAGTCAAATCTGCCCTGGTGTTTGCTTACGTCGATTGCGTCAATCATTTTCTTTTTCCTCCGATCTTGTTCTATCTGCCAGTGCCGCCCCATCCCACCACAGCTGCGCCAACAGTTCGCGCTCTGTGGTGGTGTCCAGGCCCTCACGTTCCAGCCGATCCAGTACAGCATCAGTCAAATCAAGGGCCGTGGACAACGTGCGGGACATGCGCCGCACCCGTTCGTTGTCCGTCACAGCTGCCCCGGCACGGCAGGCCAGATCACGTCATACGGGAAGCCGGGTTGTTCTGGCACATCCCGCAGAGCCTGGCGGTAGGTCGCCCACGCCTGCTTGTCCGTTTTGGCGTCATCCAGCACGGTCCAGTCGCAGGCAGAGATCAGCCGGTCACGCTCTGCGCGTACCTGGGCAGCGGCCTGGGTGCGGTCCGCCTGCTTGACGGCCTCCGCCCAGATATCAGGCGCGGTTTCCAGCGCACCGGCAGGCAGGGCAATCCGCGTCTCATAAGTTGTATAGCGGTAACCGTTCCAGGGCGTGTCCATATCGGACACAGCCGGGCGGCTTGCTGCTTCTTCGTCTTCATACAGCCGCACCAACGTGCGGCCATCTTCCAGCGGTTCCGTCTCAAAGCGGGGCCGCTTTTCGTTGCATTCGATTTTAAGCATTTTGTATTGCCTTTCTGATTTTCCGGTAACTTATCACGCCGTCAACGTGCTTGACCCGAAAATGGTGCATATCTGCATGTTTTAGCTGCCCGATCCGGCAGGCAGCCTGCCGGGCCTGGTGCGGTGTTGGGTTGCCGTGTGGCCGCTTGCTGATATCCAGGCACAGCCGGATCAGGCGCTTGCTGGTACGCTTGCGGTAGATGGTGTGGTCGCAGTAGATCACAAAACCCAGGCCATCCAGGGCGCGTCCGCGGTGCTCACTGTCAGCGTCTATGTAGTCGGTGCGGTATACCTGCCAGCTGCTATTGATGGTATACCCTGCTGCGCACAGCCAGTCCATGGCGGCCTGCAGGGCACGGTGCAGCTTGCGCTTGTTCGGGCCATACATGTGGATATTGTCCACATACCGGTAATAGTGCCGCACGCCATCCAGGCTGCGCACATAGCGGTCAAATGCCGTCATGGCCAAATTTTGGAACCAGTGGCTTGTGACATAACCGATAGGCAGGCCATTGGCAAAACTCTGCACCACAGCATCAGCCAGGCGCAGCCAGTACTTGTCCTTGATTAGCTGCCGGTATCCGTACATCACAAAATCATGGTCCGTTTCCGGAAAGTTGTGGTGGATGTCCAGCTCCGCGCCATATTTTGTGCCCGCGCGGTCCGTTTTGATCCAGTACTCCACATGCTTTTTGGTGCTGTGTGGCCCACGTCCCCGGATACCTGCCACGCAGTAGGGGTCAAGTTTCGGCACAACCTTGTCATAGATGCTGTCGATCAGTATCCAGTGCATCACGCCATCGGGCCAGAATGGTACATAGTCGATATCACGCAGCTTGCCGTTGCTTGGCTCATAGTGCCGGGTGTGGATTGGCTTGCTGGGCACCCAGTCGCCGCATATGATCCAGTGCTGCACTTGTGCAACACATTCATCTGCATGCAGCAGGGCGGGTACCGTGGTCGGATCGTCCATGCGTTTCTTTGCATGCTGAAACATCTCCCCTCTGATAAAATTCCGGTCTGTCATGACCGGCAACAGGTTTCCAATGCGTTTAGGCATGTTATAAGCTTTCTTTGGCCACAAACCATTTCGTCCGGCGTTTGCCGCCTACTAAGGTTTCCGGATGGGCCAGGTTATAGCTAGAGCTCAGGCAGATTGATCTCGCAAAATAGGTCACGACCAACAGCACAGCAAGCTGTGCTGCCGCCAAAGAAAGGTCACCGCCGATGTTCCACCAGGCGTCGCCCGCGTCGTTGTTGAGGTTGAGGTAGAACGGGCCTGCGTTGCCGCCGTTGTTGGAGTTGCCGCCACGCAGAGCGATACGGTATAAGATCAAGAGCCTTTTGCATAATGTCATATTCGGATAAGTTTTATCGGGGGCCTTGCGGTCCCCGAACCCCCGCTTAACCGGGGATAGAAAGGTCACCGCCGATGTTCCACCAGGCGGCGCCCGCGACGCTGTTGAGGGCGAGGCAGAACGGGCCTGCGCCGCCGCCGTCGCTGGAGTGGCCGCCACGCCGAGCGATACGGGTTCCGGCCTTATTGATATAGAAATAGTCTGCCAGGTAAGTACCAGAGCTGCCGCCAACAGACTTGGTGATCTGCACGCTGGGCGCACGATCATCCTGCTGCAGGGCGGTCGCCCAGCCTTCGTCAGGCATTGCCATAGTGTCAAGGGCAGTGTAGCCATCGTTGGATGTCCAGCTGTACTTTGTGGGGTCGTCGCACCAGTACGGTACGCCGTCAACCAATTTCCAATCGCACTCAAAGCGCCACTGGTTGCCATAGAGCGGATTTTCCACCCCGTAAAACACAAAACTGTGCCGTCCATCGGTGTTGCTGACGGGGCTGCCGCAGGTGGCAATCACACTGTTTGCGGTGCCGGTGCTCTGCATTATGCGCCATACCTTGTGATCGGTCGTTGTGGTTACGGGATTGCCGTCAAAATTAGCCTTAACGTTGGTGGCATCACCATCAATAGTTTCCACGCTAGTAACAATGCGACGTTTTGCGATGGTTTCGTTTTCATCGCCGGTGCCGATGGAGATCACCATGCCGGGCTCAATGCCGGCACTCTTGGCAACCACCACGCTGGCAGCGTTGTCAGTCGCGGCGGCAACCGCAATGTTCGTGCTGTACAAGCTTACACAGCCATTGATCTTGCTCTGCGCATGGCGCGTGCCGTATACAACAATCATCAGGTAGGCCAGCACCTCAAAGTCGGCACTGGTGCCAATGCTGTAGGTATCACCCCATTTGCGGGCAGCGTTCAAAAACTGAGTGATATTCTGGTTGCCAGTCGGCACGGCACCGGCAATGCTGTGCAGCTTTCCGTCCGTGCCAATGCTGCCGGGGAAAGCGCGCACATAGCATTTCTGCTTGAGGCTGCCATCCGCGTTCAGGAATTTGCGCGGTGCGCGGTAGCCGGGCAGCATAGACATGCTGATGGACGGCGCAACGTCCAGCATGCCGGAGACGTAAAACAGCGGAATTTCCACCAGCACTTCGCCGTTGGTGCCATCCTCAATGTATCCAGGCTGGCCCTTGTACGCATTGACCTTGACGGTACCATCTGCGTTCAGGGTACAGCAGCAGCGGCGCATGCCTGCCCAGGGATAGACAGCATCAAAGCTGTTCTGCCCTGCGCTGGTATCGGTGCCGGGGGTAAACACAAAATCTTTTGCCGCACCCACACGGGTGCCTGCACTGGCGCTGCCGGAAAAGTTCACGCCGAAAATGGCCTGACTGGTTACAATGCCCGCCACCTGCGCGGCATAATTCTTGGCATCGTCTGCGCTTTTGGCGGCAGCAGTCTCGCTGGATTTGGCCGTTGTGGCGCTGCTGGCCGCGGCTGTGGCCTTTTCGCTTGCATTGCTGGCCGCCGTGTCGGCCCCGGTCTTGGCCGTCTCTGCGGCGCTCTGTGCCGCTTTGGCGGCGGTTTCGGCACTTGCTGCCCCCTGGGCAGATTTGGCCGCGGCGGTTTCGGAGCTTTTGGCAGCCGTTGCGCTGCCAGCTGCATTATCCGCGCTGGATTTTGCCGCTGTGGCCTGCGTGGTGGCGGCGCTTGCAGCGGTACCCGCCGTACTGGCAGAGCCGGCAGCAGCCTTTGCGCTGCTGTCTGCTGCCGTTTTGGCAGATTCCGCGCCGGTTTTGGCCGTCTCTGCCGCGCTCTGGGCAGTTTTAGCGGCAGCAGAACTGGCGGCAGCGTTTTTCTCGCTTGTGGCGGCAGCCGCTGCGCTGTTGCCTGCAGCGGTCGCTTTGCTGGATGCAGTGCTGGCGGATGCACTCGCAGCATCCTGGCTGGCTTTGGCCGCCGTCTGGCTTTCGTTTGCGGCGGCAGCGCTGGCGCTGGCCCGATCGGCAAAGTTTTTCGCGGCAGCAGCGTTGCTACCTGCGCCGGTCTCCGCCGTTTTGGCCGTTTCTGCACTCTTGGCTGCTGCATCTGCACTGCCCCGCGCGTTGGTAGCGGACTGTGCAGCCGCTTCGGCAGATTTGGCAGCGGCCTGGGCGCTTTCAGCCGCAGCCGTTGCGCTGGCCGCTGCATTATCCGCGCTGTCCTTGGCGTTACTTTCTGCCGTCTTGGCGTCCTGCGCATTGCGGGCGGCCTCTTTGGCGGCAGCGGCAGCACCGGTGCGGTCAGCCGCAACCTGATCCACAAACTGCTGCCACTTGTCGGGCGTGGGGTCGGGGGTGACGTTGCCAACAGTGGCGTGGTCCTGCACCAGATAGTAGGTCGTGCAGCTGATCGTCTGCCGTCCCTCTCCGGTGCCCACAAAAGTCAGGGCGCAGCGGCCTGCTGCCGCCTGCTGGGTGGCAGTGGCCTCCGGCGGTACGTCCAGCATGCCGTCAGCGTCCACCAACACTTCAACCGCGTTGGCGGCCTTAAACGTTGCAACAATGGTCAGGCCATCCCATTCCGGGCTGCACAGCACCCGGATGCGCTCATTGCCATAGCTGTCATAGGTGCCCAGGCGCAGCGGGCCTTCAAACGTTACGGCCTTGTAGCCGTTCAGGTAGATGTCATGATTATAGGGTCTCATGCGGATCACCCCTTATTTCTGCTGATTGGCCGGTGCATTGCTTTTGGCGGAGACGGTACCCTCGGTGATCCCACTTTGATCTCCTTTTTCCGCGGCTGCCTCCTGGGCCTCCATGTTCGCTCTCACGACATACAAAATATTTTCAAGGATCAGCTCAGATGTGGCGTACGGAATTTTAGCTTCATTCAAGGCTGCCACGATTTTGCGGCGGCATTCATGAGTTCTTTTGTTGTCGGTCATTGGTTTTTTCCTCCTTACAGTCGTGCGTTTACAGCGTTTTTCAGGGTTGCAATGGCGGTCAGCAGATCATCATCCAGGGCCACAAAAGATGCCCGGTTGTTCTGGCTGGTGATGTTGCCGTCACTGTCCAGTTCTGCGTAAGTGTAGCTCACGCGTTCGCCCTCAGCGGTCGTTACGATTGCCACGGCGCTCAATTTTTTCATATTTTGTTGCCCTCCAAATCTTCTAATAGCGTATCAACGGCCAGATTTGCGCCGGTATCCATGGTTAATAGATCCTCTGCTGCATCGGCACCGGCATCCAGGGCACGCGCGGCGGTGCTGGCCGCCATGTCAATGCCCGCCGGGGTTCCTGCCGGGTAATTGCACTCGCTGGGTTCGGCGTATTCGCCCTCGTAACCGCGCTGCGCAGCCATAGCCATCCAAGAGAATTTTTGTCCAGGTGCACCGTGCACAATAGCATACTGCCCGCAATCCTCAGCCCACAGGTGGCCGGTGCCATCGCAGTCCGTCAGCAGCCAGGTCAGCTGCCCATGTTGGGCCACCGTCTCCGCATAGCGCGGATCAGGTACAATCAGGCACCAACCGTCCGGGCCGCACTCGCCGCGTCCCCAATCCGCAAAGGTCGGGGTGGGTGTTTCAAACGCAGCCATTTTCAATGCGCCAAAACTGGTGGAAACGATACGGGACTTGCTGCCCCACGCGCTCAAATTCTTACAGCTGAGCGTACCGGACACACCCACGCGGGTCGTGTTAAAATCCGCGTCGCTGTCGTCGCTGCGGTTGTAGGTGATCTGCATCCCAACGTAAGATGTGGGGTCAAGTCCATTCACCCAGCCGTACTTGGCGTACTTGCTGCATGCGCCGATGTAGCTGCTGCCAGCCTCAGAGTACAGCACGCCGGTCAGGCCGATGCTGCCGGTGTTGATGGTGGCGTACCACGCAATGTGCCGGTTGTCGATATACACACGCTCGCCGGCCTCAGTGCCCATACGTATCCAGGCGTTGTCCAGGTCGTACACCGTGGTGTAGTTGAGATTGTGTATCTGTCCGGTCGTGATGTTGCCGCCGTTGATAATGGTCTTATCCTGGTTCCATGTGCTCAAATCCGAAAATGTCACCACGCCGGTCATGCTGATCTGCGCGCTGGTAATCTCCGTTCCACCCGCCGTCAGCTTGATGGTGCTGGAAGTGCCGCTGGTGGAAGCCGTCAACTTGATGGTATCAAACGTCTGCTTGATCTCGGTTTTGGTTTCGTTGGCGGTCAGATAGTCGCCGGTGCTGGCCGTCCAGGCAGTGGGGGCGTTGCCCATCTGCACCATGGGGTGCATGATGGTCAGATCGTTGGTAACGGTGGCGTTATCGTTCGCGGTACTCACAAACAGGCCGTCTGCATAGCCGTCCGCAGTGGCAACAAAGGCTGCATACCGCATTTTCCAGCCGTTATCCAGCGCAATGTCCTGCTGAGCCTGCTTGAACGCGGAGCCGTAATAACTTTTTGTGCCGCTGCTGCTCTTGGTCTCGAACTGCAAAAACAGGCTGTCCGTGCCGGAGTTGAGCTTGTACAGCACCGATGCGCAGTAGGTCATGCCCTTGGCAATCACCAGCGTTTTGTCCGCGCCAAAGTGGAAGCGGGTGTTCTGCGCCCTATTGGTCACTCGGACGGATTCACCGCTGATCGTGTATGTCCCTTCTTTTCTCAGGTCATTGCCGCCTGCATCCAGGGTCGCATTGTTCCAGTCATCGGTGCCCGCAATAATATTGTTGCCGCCGGTGATTCGCTGCGTTACCGTCTGGGTAATGCTGTCAGCTTTCTGGTCAATCGCGGATACTGATTCTTTAACGGTTTTGAATTCCTGCTTTGTGCTGTCCAGGTCGTTTGAAATGGTTGTGGTGGTCTCTTTCAGGCTGCTGACTTCCGTTTTGATCTCATCCGCCGATTGGGAGATCAGGCTTTTGGCGTTTTTCTCTGTTATGTAGTCCCCGCTGCTAGCTGTCCACGCGGTCGGCGCATTGCCGTATTGCAGCATGGGGTGCAACAGTTCAAACTTGTTGGTGTAGTTGCCCGTTCCTGCGTGGATAGAGCCGCTGCCGATATCTACCCATTTTACAATAGCATCGCTGGGCGGTGTCCACAGCCCGTACCGCAGAACCCAGCCGCTTGTCTGCTTAATTTCAATCTGGTCAGCAGCTTTGATGACCGCCCACGTATTGTTATAATTGATTTCCATGCACAGCTCATCCGTGCCGGAAACAGGCTTGTACATAACGGACAGGCACAGGGTAACGCCCGCTGACGCATGTTCGTTCACCGTCTGCCAGTGAAAATACCGATTGGAGTTTGCGTTTATTACGGTCGCGCTTCCGGTATCGTTGTACGTGACCGAACTGCCGCTGACCGCGTTGCCTTGCAGCTTGGCATTCTTGAAGCTCTCACTGCCCAGGATCAGGTTGCCGCCGCCGGTGATTTTGGTGTCTTTTTTCACCTCAGAGGAAAGCCCGTCCACCGTTGCTTTCAGGTCGGTGTACTTGCCGGTCAGGTCGCTGGCCTTTACTTCCAGGCCGTCCACGCTGGTCTTGATCTCCAGCATTTTGCCGGTCAGGTTTTTGTAGCTCTGGCTGTTCACGGCGCTGGAACTTTCCCGGCTGGCGCTGCCTACGCTCTCAAAGCTGGCTTTGCCGGAGGAGATTGTGGCGCTCATCAGGTAGGTGTCGAACTCCCGCCCGCGTGCGTCCTTAACGTGCACGATCTGCCCGCAGGCAAGGCCGGAGCTGCTGGGCACCGATACTTTGCAGGGGGTGTAGGTCACGTTTTTTAGCACGTTGTACAGGTTCTGGGCAACGGTTTTCAGGTTGGCTTCGGTGCCGGTTGTCAGCAGCAGGTTGCCCTGCACTGCATAGGTGTTGGTGGCAGTGGTGCTGTCGGGGTAGATGACCCCCACGTCACTGTCCGACTGCCGGATCTGGACTTTTTCAATGGCCTTGACCGTGTAGTCCTCGTAGCTCAGGCTGTCAGCATAATAGGCGGTGCTGTTGCTGGCTCCGTCCGGGGTGATTTTAACAGTGCTGCGCTTGTCTGTGTAGGTCAAGAATTGCAGCTTGCCGTCTGCATTCATGTGGGCGTAGCAGCCTGCCGCTTCCGCCGCCCAGGAGATGATCTGGCGGCAGGTCAGGTCGTCCGCGTAGAACGCCTGCACGCTGTAGCTGCCATTGATGGGCAGGCTGCTGCTGGCCAGCGTAACCCCCGCCCGCTGGCAGGCCAGCTGAACCAGCTGCCAGATAGTTTTGGGGAACTGTGCCTGATTGGCGTGCAGCCAACCGGAGAAATCGGCATCCAGCTTGGACATGGTGTCATAGGCCACTACTTTGTATACAGCATTAGAACCGGATACCTCACGCATCATGCCCTGGTATTCCGGTTTTTCGCAGTAGAACATGCCTGCTTTTGTCCGGGTATTTGCATCGTCTACTGTATACAATGTTAGCTTGTCGCCCTGGGCAATCAGCTTTTCATCTGCGGCAATGTACTCCACTTCTATTTCATCGGTGCACGCGCTGCCCAGTGTAAATTCGTTTTCGCTGTTTACGCTGGTTGTTAATGTGCAGGATAAAATAATGGTGGAACCAATCTCTGACCCATCTTCTTTTACAAGCAAATAATTCAGCATTTGGTTCCACCTTCTTTACTTTTCTACCATGTCAAAGCTGACATCTGTATACAATCCGCCATCCTCTTTGCACATGGTCAGGTTGTAAGTTGTATAGGAAATATCGCCTGTGTAGGCTTCCATTGTATGGGTTTCCCCCTGGTCAACGTAAGTTGCCGTATATTCCTTACCCTGCACCATCCCCACAAGCTCTTTCAGCTCGTTTCCGGTCATGGCATTGTAGGTCAAGCTTACTTTGTGCAGGTCGCGGCGCAGCCAGTCAATGTGCATCACGCCATCTTCGGTTCGCCCACTGTTTGAACCGGTATAGTTGGTGTGCTCCATCTTTACCCCATGCGGTTCATACAAATTTGTGCCATTTGCAGCCCATGTGGAGCTTTTTTTATTAAATGTCATGGCATCACCTTAAAATGCCGGAACACCGGTTCTGATTTGTTCGCGCTGTGCCTGATTTTTGACTGCGCGGAACACTTCTTTGCCGTCAATGATAATGCGGGTATCGCTGCCCTGCATCTGGGCCAGCATCTGCCGCATCAAAGCCAGCATTTCCCGGTCGCTTTCGGCGTTTGCTTCCAGCACGGTTGCTTTCATCAGGCTTTGTGGAGTCACAATTTCGGGGTTTGTCTGTGCATTAGCGTATTCGCCTGCCAAAACAGGTGTCGGGGACGTCAGAACACCGCCGCTGGCAAGGTGGGGCAGTTCCGATATATTAGGAATAAAGTCAAATGTAACGGCATCCCATAATTTATGCCCCGCGATGCTGAACGATGGAATCTCAATCTTCAAGCTGTTCAGCCAGCCAATAAAATTGTTGATTAAGTCAATACCACCATTTATAACGCTTTTAATCACATCAAGCGCTTTTCCACGCCAATCGTTAAGAGTTTGTATAATGTCAACGCCAAACGCTTTTTTGAAAAAAGTATTGAACCCTTCAATTACGCCCTGAACAATTTGGCTTAATCCACTAAAAATTTCACGCCAATTTCTTGTAAAAACACCATGTAAAAACGTTACAATACCCATGAACGCTGTAGTAAGAGTAACAACAATGCCTGAAATAATAGCGCCGACAAAATTGCCAATCCACTTAAAAGCCGCATTGAACGCTTCTTTTATTTGTGCTGTCTGTTCATCTGTCAGCAAGCCCAAACCACGCACTGCAATGCTAATTGCTTCAAATCCAAGAACCGCCATGCCTGCAATCTGACCGCCTGGAGTAAGCAAAAGTCCAAGACCCACTGCTGTTGTAATTAGATCTCCCAAATTCAAATCAAGTTCTTCTATTGCTGCGCCAAAAGCCGTCTTAAAGCGGTTAATAACATCTGGCAGTGTTTTTTCAAAGAAGTTCTTTATTCCTTCTTTGACATCATCGGGAAGCATATCAAGAATATTGTTTTTCAGCTCAATCAGTGCTTCTTTTGCTGGCTGCAATCCTTCTATCAAACCGTCCAGAAAACCAGCCGCAGAAGCTTTAATAATTTCAAAGCCGTCTTTCAATCCATCACGGAATTTTTCGCTGTTCAGTAGTAAATTTGTAAATTGCGCTGCAATTACTGCAACTGCGATAGAAACGGCCAATAGGCCAGGTATTTCGGATTGTCCAGGCAAAGCGTTTACAGACATTTTCATGGACATTTTGTTTTTAATGCCCATAATCAAGTCCATCACGCTTCTTACTTTATCTAGGCCACTAACAACAAGGTTTGGTACTTTCCATGCCAAAAACGCTGCCCCAATGCCTGCAATAAGCGGCAGCACCGCTTTTGCTGCATTCTTAATCCTGTCAACCCATTCTGTCACCTTGCTTTCCGCAAGCTGGCCAAACATGTCATAGCCGGAAAGGTCAATCCCGCCCAGCACACTGCCGCCGGTTCCGGCATCTCCGATGCCGCTCCCACTACTGCTGTTATCCTGCGCAACGTTCAGCTCATCAAACCCGCCAATCAAATCACGCGTATTTTTCGCGGCTTTTGCAGCAGAATTTGCCACATTGTTCAGCCCTGCGCTTGCTCCGCCGGTAGCTGCGGTGGCTTCGTTCTTAAAATCAGCCCACTTTACCTGTGCGCCAAACAACCGGGCAATAGCTGAAATTACCGTCTGAACAACTTTTACCACCGCAATCATTGGCGGCAGAATTGCATTTACCACCGGTATCAGCACAGCACCGATTGCTTTTGCCAGCTGTTCCACCTGCGATTTCAAAATACGCATCTGGTTTGCCGGTGTATTCAGTGTGCGGCCCATGTCCATCTGTGCATTCGTGGTTTGCTTCATAATGGCAATGTAGCGCAGTTGGGCTTTGTCTGCCTGCGAAAGGCTGTTAATGTTTTTGTTAATGCCCAGGTTATATAGTTCCTGCTGTAATCGAGCGTTGGATATATCCACACCCAAGCGGCGGATGGGTTCCAGTTCGCCAGAGATTGCAGCCTGCAATTTTTGGAAAGATTCTTCAATCGAAAGGTTGTGGAACGATGCAAGGTCATAGCCCAGCTGGGTCAGGTTAGAACTTAAGATATAGGCTCTATCCCCGGCCACGCCAAAGCTCGTGGTAAGGTTTTGGAACAAGGCCATGTTTTTCATTGCCTGTCCGCTGTCCACGCCCAGCAGTCCCTGCATGCGGTCTGCAAGTTCTGCCCCCTTGTCTGCAAAATCCCCCATTGCAACGGAAAACAAGTTGATATCTTCAACATATTCGCTGTACTTTGCAATCGCCTTGCCCAACGTCTGGGAGATTGCCACAATGCTAATCAGGCTTTTGGCCTTGTTTAGCAAGTTACCGAACGCACCGCCCAAAAGGTTAGTTTCGCTCACGGCCTTTTTGGAAGAAAGGTTGTCCATCGCCTTTTTCAGTCTGTCAAGCCCTTTTGTTGCGTTCGCGGTGTCTGCTTCAATTTCTACTGTTAGCTTGTCAATCTGTACTTCTGCCAAAACCTCACCTCCCAAACATGCGTTCCATAAATTCCTGTTCCTGCTTTTCCAGCCTGCGTTTATGCTGTTCTTCCGCTTCCTCTTCCGTCAACGGATACGGTTCGCTAGGGTACTCAAACGGTGTTTTCCCCTTTTCGGTAAGCATGTTTCCAACGCTAGCCTGCATAGCCGCCATTGTGTACTGGTTTTCCTTCCACGCTTTAAAGTTCCACCGCTGTATGCGCAGTTGATGGGCTTTGCGGTAGGCAATGGCAAGTTTCGGTTCCTGGTTCCAGTACTCATCAGCGCTCATGCCAATACTTAAGTAAAATGGGAACATTTCATCAAAGATTTGCCCCAACGTTTTTTCTTCTTTGGGGAGATCGTCCGTTACTCGGTCTCCCACGTCACCTTTTTTCCGTCATCTGCCATGCTGTTGATTGCGTCAGCGTACATATCGGCCAGAATGCCGCACAGCTCAACGCGTTCTTCAACGGTCATGTGGTTCCAGATGTCATCCACCGTCTTGCGTTTCACTCCCTTGCAGCGGGCTGTAAAAGCGCCATAAAACAGCTTTTCCATCTGGGTTGCAGGCTGTGATTCCAACGCGTTCAGGTTAAAACCGCCCGCTTCCGCCTGTTTTACGGTTTCGCGGGTATACATCAGTTCATAAGATTTGCCGTCAAACTTAATTTTCATGTTTTAATCCCCCGTTACCGTAATAGTGTCCATAAACTCAAACTCGCCGTCAGAAGTAATGTCGATATTAAAAGCGATTGCGTCATCTACGCCTTTGCCCGGCACCGAAACAGTATGCTGGCCGTGCCAAATCCAGCCCCAGCCGCTGCGGCTTCGCACTGCATAATATGCCGGGGTGTTTGCGGTCTGCTGCACTGCCTTATAATTGGTCGCATCAGAATCCATAAAGCAGGGAAAGCTCATGGTATCACTTTTGGGCAAAGCCGGGATCGTTGCCTCCCGGGTGTGCATCAGGGTGGTAACGTCAATGGTATCGGGTGCAGAGCTTAAATCCGGATACTCGCTTATCCATGCAAGCTCTTTCAGGGTTGTTTTGCTGTCACCGCGCAGCAGCTGAACGCCCTGGGTGCTAATTGCATTATTTGTCATTCTCTCAGCTCCTTAATTTGTCCGGGTCAATACCCCGGTTTCTGTTATGCGCGCCCGGTATGTGCTTTCAGCCCGGTACGCGCTGTTCTGGTACAAATAATTGCTTTCAAAATAGCTTTGCCTGCTAAAATTCAGTTTTTCTGCAATTTCATCAATGCAATACTGTATCTTTCTGGCATTGCTGTATTTGGTATTGCCGGATGTATACACCCGGATTCGCAGCTGAATAATTGCAAAACGAATTCTGCCGCTGCTGTCGTGGTCTGTCGGCCTGTCTTGCTGTTCAATCTGAACACACGGGAAGTTGGGCGGCTGGTCAGTAATCACGCTGCTTACCTTGATTCCCGGAAATTTTGTTTCCAGCTTTTGTGCAAAGCTTTCAAAAATCTGTGGCTGAAAATCTTCCACTAGCGCATTACCTCCTCCCACACGGTTTTTACACTTGCAGCCATCTGGGCCGCGCTCTCCCACATGGCACATGCGGGCGGGTTGCCCTTTGTCCGCCAAACGCCGGGCTTTTGCTCGCCATTGCGGTTATACACAGGCTGTGCCGTTGGTCCGGGAACGCCATCATAAACCCATCCATTCGGGTTTGAACCTTTCCCATCGCCGTATGTGCCATGCGCATACAGCCCGCTTGGATGCTCTGCAAATGCAACGCCTGCGCCAAACTCAATAAAGCAAACGGCCTGCCCGGTGGCGTAAATCGTGGCTTTCTTGCCGTGCTGTTCTACTTGAACCGTAATATCGCTCATGTCACCATCATAAACGGCGGCAGTAAACCGTATCTTGGCAACTTCTGCCCCCATTTCTGACAGTCTTTTTACAAACTGTTCAATGCGGGTTTCCAGCGTTTTGTGCCACTCGTCATATTCTTTCTGCGCCTGCTTTATGCCGGCATCGCTTAAATTCAGCTTGATTTTCATGGCACGATTTCTTTTAGCGCATACAATACGCCGTTTATGGTATCTGCTTTTTTGGTCACAACATAATCCGGGCTTTCGTCAGAATCCCGGTTAATCCAGATAAGCGTTCCTTCCCGCAAAGGGCAGTTTGTGTTTGCCGTGCAGGCTGTCCGGCTGTAATCTGTAAACCCGCCAAAAGCGGCGGCTTCCATTGCGCCAACAGCGCCGCTCACGCTGATTTTCAGTTGTTCAGCGTGTTCCATGATGGGCTGTTCCTCGCCGGTGCGGTTGCCGTACTCATCTTTCACGGCGGCAAATCCGCTGCTGTTCTGATACCATATCGTCTTTTGATTGGCTTTCAGGTCGCGCATCAGCTGCCAACCTTTCCGATCGGAACAATTTCTTCCAACAACTGCTGCGGCACATCTTCGCTTCCCCATGTGCGGCTGATACCGCTTTCGCTGTGGCTGGTCTCATATTCCGCGCCAAGTTTGTTATAAAATGCTAATGCAATCCGGAACTGCAAATCGCGGTATCGCTCTTCCAGCTCACCACCGCCAAAAGGAAAACGGCGGGCCAGTATCACGGATTCTGCGCTGTCCAGCAAATCTGCTAACAGGTCAAGGTCGTTTTCGCCTGTCCGTTTTTGCAATCGCTCAAAGATCTCCATACTGTCACCCGCCGTTCATCAAACTTTCGGCTTTCTGCCCCGCCGGTGTTCTACCACAGGGGGTGTTTCCGCCTTTTCGGTTATTACTTTCCCGTATTTTGCCATTTCGGCACTGTCCTGGTCGGCAATCTTCACCTTTTTCCCGGTCACGCAAAGTTCACCACCGTAAAACACTGCATAATCGGGAATCAGCCAGGTCATGCCGTCACCTTCATAACGGCAACTTCGTCCATGCGCTCAAAGCTTGGCAACACGATTTCGGAAGCATAAGTGTTCACATTGACCGGGTGCACGGTGGTTTCAACGGTAATGGCAACGCCGGTGTTCACAATGGCAACATCTGCCTTGCCGGAACCTGCCAGGTCGGCTTCCTCCGGGGTGGTGCCGTAAGCGGTCTTGCCAAGTGCGCCCTCCGGGATAAAGCTCACATAGCCGTCCGGAACAAACTTGTGGCTTATGCCGTTCTCATCGGCATACAGTTTGTCGTAAATCACAGGCTGAATGCCAGTAGTGGATGCGATCACATCTTTGGCTTCATCGTTGGCCAGGTAGCCCATACTGCGGCCAGTTACGGTCAGCCAGCGATTCTTTACGGCATCGATGGCTTTCATCAGGTTGAACGTTTGGGTGTTCATCACCATGTAAGCTATGGTCACACCGTAATTGCTTGCCATAGCATCCTTAATGGTCTGAATCTGCTTGAACGGGTCAGCGGTTGCGGTGGCAGTCCACAGGTCGGTGGTAGTCAGCGCAGTGTAGTTTGCCTTTTTCCATGCGCCATCCGGGTCATAATTGTAGGTGTAGTTCACTCCATTGGCCTTGATGGTAATACCCATTGTGCCGCCCTCCGGGAACAGCAGCTGCATGCGCATGCGTTCCGGCACAACGTCAGCACCGGCAATCAAATCCTGCTGGTCATCGTAAATGCGGTTGATGACATCCGCCGCATAGGGGTCATTGCTGCTCTGGGCACGCAGAATTTCCTGGCGGTCTTTTTCCTTGATCTTGTAGCCCTCGCGGAAAAACGGCATCTCGGTTTCTAGCTTGCTCACGCCGATGCGGTCACGGAAAGTGGCCTTTGCATCAAAAGCAGAGGGTTTCAGAGAGATGGGCAGGCCCTTGTGGCCCTTAATCCATGCCAGGTCAAGACCAGCACGCTTTACAGAGGGGAACAGGCCGGTGCCCAGGTAAGGGATCGCGTTGGAAGCGGCTTCGGTATAGTTTGCCGCAATGATTTCAGGTGTAAAAAGTTCAGCAAGGTTCATGTTTTCACCTCCGTTATGCGTTCACGCCGGTATTGGTGCGCAGGATAATGGTATCCGGCAGGTCGGATTCTGCAGCAAGGTCGGTACCGCTGTGTGCCTTTGCCTTTACTGCATCAATCACGCCCGCAACCAGCAGGCTGCCGTTGGGGTTTTCATCCGGGTCAACGTCATACAGCACAACGCCAACGCGGCTGTCAACTGTCAGTTTTTCACCAGCCTTTTTAGCGGTGGTTGTGGTAAACGGGATTGCGGTAAAATCATTGCTGGCCAGAATCTCAACTGCACCGGCAACATCCGTTTTCTTGAATTTCATGCTTTCACTCCTTACTTGTAATAATCCATGACTTTTGCGGCCGCCTCATTGGCCTGTGCTTTTGCCTTGCCGCTGCGCTTGGCAAATGCCATGTATTCGCTTTCTTCTTCGGTGCTTGTACCAGCGCCGCTGGGTCTGGGGCTGTTGCGCATAAGGTCTGCTTTCAGCTTGTCTGCAAGCATCTGATTGGCCTTTGCAGCATTGGCAAACACCGTTTCCATGTCGCCATCAAAAAGGGCTTCTGCCGTACTTTTGGCAAGTTTTTCATCGTAACCAAGCGCAATATACTTGGCAACGTTTTTAGAAATGGTGTTTTCTTTCAGCAGTGCGTTATAATCGTTCTGCAACTTTTCCTGTGCGGCTTTGGCTTCTGCAGCAGCGGTTTCTTCGGCAGTCATTTTTTCTTTCAACTGCTTTTTGTAACTGCTGGCTTCGCTCATCACCTTGTCAAAATCTTCTTTTTTTACAAGGTTCTTTGTATCCACCGGGTCAGGCAGGTCAACGCCAAGCAGCGCCGTCACCTTGTCTGCATCGCTCATGTTTTCAAAACCGTCAATGGTGCTGGTGTCAAATTTCATTGGTGCCTCCGCGTTATTTTGTCGGCGTTCTCTCGCCCGTATTTGTGCGTTTTAGCGTCTTCTCTGACCTTTGCGTTTTAGCGTCTTCTCTGACGATCAAACAGGTGTCAGCCAACACCTGCATTTCCTGTGGGGTTTATCGGGGATATTATCAATCGGGTAAATCTCTCCGTTGCGTTCCCGGCAAACCTGGCATACTTTTTCATCCCCGGCAGTGTGCCACTGCACCTGTTCTACTCCGGCATCTGTAAATGCCTTGATTCTTGCAGAATCGGTCACGTCATCGGCGTATTGGTACGTCATATCGCTCCAATACCGCAATGCACGCCGGAATTCGTTCTTATGGTTTGTTCGGCTCAAAAGCCCCTCTTCCAGGTAGGCCCGCTTTCGGTCAATCTCGTGTTCGTACACATAGCCGGTAACGGCGCTGTATCCGGCAAGCAAGGCAAGCAGCCATGCCCTGTCTGGTTTTTCTTTGCCGTGAGCTTCGGCATCCTGGTAGCATTTTTTTGCCAGTTCTAAAAAGACTTCCTGATTGTCTTTGGCAATATCCTGGTATAGCTGCTTGCAGGCGGGCATAACGTTCAATTCATCAAACTGCGTTATCTGCCGGGATGCTTTTTCAAACCTGCGTATCGCCCTGCGGTTCAGCAGCCTGATTGCGCTGTCCGTTGGTTTCCAGTCCATTGTCAAGCTCCTCATTCAGGCTTTTTTCAAGCTCTGCCTGTTTTTCCTCGTAATATTTCATGCCCTCCTGCAAGGCCATTTCATTGTCACGGAACGGGCCAAGTTCGCGGTATACCGTTTCCGGCGCGATCTTTTCACAGCCCAGGCCCTGAATAAATACCTGCATCTTGCTCTGGATGTCAGTCAGGTTGTTGCGGGTAAACTGTGCGTACACATCCCCTACATTCAGGCCAAGATTATTTGTTGTGTTGCAAATTGTCAGGAACACACGCAAGAACTGCCGTTCACTGCGCCGGAACATGTCTTCACTGTCCTGGGCGCGGCTTTCTGCGTCTTTCCAGCCATCGCGCATAATGGTTGCTTGCCCGGTATCGCTGGTGGAAGAACCGCCGTTGCGGTTCGGCATGCCACAGATGGTCAAAATCTTATCATGCAAATCATCCACAGCGGTCTGCACAGTAGAACTGTTCATCTCGCTGCTGATGCGATAAATTTTTGCAGGCATCCCCTGCTGGGAATCTTTGATTTTGATAAACTTACCGCCGCTGGCAAGCTGGCTGTACTGGCCGTCTTCCAAATCAACGTTCTGGAATACGTCATACGCATTTACAAAATCCTGCACGTTATCCACGCGGTTGCTTTCCAGCGTGTTAATACCATTCAGAAGCGGCAACACTACTTCAAACGCGCCCATTCTGGCACTGTTGTTGGGGTATTCCACAATCGGCACACTGCCGTACAAATGCCCAGACTGCCGGGTGATTTTCCCGCTTTTGATTTCAAAATATTCGCTGTCAGTGTAAACACCGTAATACTTGGCATCGTTTTCATCGTACTGTGTCAGCACACCTGCCATTGGCTTTTTGGTATAGCCGCTGTAGTAGATGACGAACGCTTCACGCGGGTCAATGGTATAAATGCAGGCAGGGCTTCCCGCCTGTTCCGTGCCGGGGTCAGACAGAACCATCCGCACGCCAAGCCCCGCAATGTGCATCCAGTCAACAATTTCTTTGTCCTTGCTCTGTTTGTCCTCATCTGACATCCAGCGGTTCAAATCAACCAGTTTGCTGTTGTCCGTTTTGCTGCCTTTTGCACCGATATACTGCACAGGGCCGGAAAGTAGAAATGCTGTTTTGAACGTCACAATCTCATTTGCGATGTTCACCGTGATTTTGTTGTTGATTTCCTCACGGACGATTTTTTCTTTTTTTCGGATATCCTGCTTGCCCCGGTAAACATCCCACAAATACTGGATTTCTCCCCGGTTCCTGTCGTGGGTGGCAATGGCAGTATTCAGCACATTTACAACGTTATCCGCTGTAATTTTCTGCTCGTTTGTGGTAATGATCCGTCTGCCGTGCAAACCCTCATCCGGCAGGATGTCAACAAGATATCTTTCCAAGCTGTTCTCCTTTGCACAAAAACAAAAAGTGCCAGCCAAACCAATTAAGGTTCAGCTGGCACTTGGCACAGGGCACTTGGCACTTTATTTTTTCAGCGGCAAATGGATTTCAATGTTCCGCTTGCACGCTTTGCAATAGGGATAAATCGTTCCCTTTGCTGCTGTATCAACTTCCATCAGCTTCCGCTTGATTCCTGCCGCACCGCAGCACGGGCAGTAAACACTTACTCGCAATTTATCCATTCTTTCAAAAATAACCCCGTTCCCGCCCTCCCGGTTTATGCTATGCCGGGCTCACCCGTTGCAAAGTAGCAGGCTTTGCAACGTAACAGGCGGCATCCAGTGCTATGCGCGTGATGGTACGCCTGTTTTTTATTTCCTCTATTTATATTCCGCGTAGGAAATCACAACGCGGCATCCAACCCGTTTTATATCCCGTCTGCTGGTTTACGGTTTCTGCTTTGATAAATGGTTTCCGGCAATGCGTAACTGCGTCAGTAACGGAGTCCGCACAAGCAGATGCCGGGCAGATATTCCCAGGCTCTCGAAGTCCCGTTGCGGTCTGCCGCCGCGCCGCGCTCCTGATCGGCTTGCCGCTTTGCTTACAGCGTTCAGGTTATCTATCGCGTTTTGCCTGCGCCGGGCTTTCACCGGTGGGAGCGATCCAGCAATAGCAGTCAGCAGGTCTCGAACCTGCAACGGCACCCACAGGCGCTGCTTTTCCAACGTTATTAAGCTATGACTGCGTATAAGCAAATTGCAGTCAAGTTAAAATTGCACGTTTCACTGTTGAATTTTTCCAACTTGCGCGAAACTTAAAACTAAACCGCAACTTATCGGCGTAAATGTCGGGAACATATCATCAGAAGCCCTGCATGGGTCACATCAAAGAGAGGTGTGCAGGGATTGCCTAACAGGGAACTTCAGCCCCGGCTGAATCTTTTACCTGTATCATCGGCCTTGGAGCTGCCAACTGGACTTGAACCAGTAGCCTGCCGCTTACAAGGCGGCTGCTCTACCATTGAGCTATAACAGCATGTGCGGCTTGCCGTTTCCACGACCATTGTCATCATTTGTGAGGTATACCGCGCACTCTCACACAGACTGGTCGCGACCCAGCCATCTGGAACGGGTGGAAGGTCTTGACCCCCCATCTTGCGTTTTGGAGACCGCAGTTCTGCATTGAACTACACCCGCATAAAGGCGCGGTAGTTGCGCGTGTTGCACTTTTTGTAGGCCAAAAGTAAATCTCATTTTAATTAACTGTGTCCAAATCGGTATCAATTAAAAATGAGATTCACTTTTTTAATAACTTGTGCAACAGAGGCTTGCCGCGACTGTTGGTACCGCACATAGGTCTTGCACCTTTGCTGCTCCGTTGCTTCGGAACGCAGCGCCCTTAAATATGGCTATACGGTATATATCACCTGCAAAGTGCTTGACAGCTTTGCAGGTGCAGCGGACAAGGTAAGCCCTGTCAGGCTCTATGTGGCTGATAACGGCCCACATAGAGCCGGTTGTGCGTCGCAGAGCGCACTCTGGTGCCGCCAGCAGGGGTTGAACCTGCAAGCACCCGGTTATGAGCCAGGAGTTTTACCATTAAACTATAGCGACACAATAGCTGGCATTTCAGCCAGCGGGAGAACCATATTTAGGGCGGCGCATATGCAGGACGCTGGTTCCGTACCCTAGGAGGTATGAACAAAATGTTCATAAGAAAAAGCTAAACTATAAAGCTTTTCCATTTACTATTATACCATAAAATTCATATTTTTCAAGCACATTAACGTTGTTTTTCACCAAATTCTTGTCCCAATTTCAACTTTGCCCGCATTTAGGCCTTGAGCGTATTGTGCAAGCATGGCAAACGCGTCCGGCACGTCATCATGTCTGTTTTTTCCTGCCATTGTGTACCCTGTTAAAAACGACAAAACACGCCTGTATTCCTTGTTATTCTTGATAACGGAATTATCTTTGAATAGGCAGTGTTCCATCACCCAGGGGGAATTTACAATGATTTTGGTTTCTTTGTTTGCGGTGGTGTACCTGGTTACAATCCTGGTTATTCCGCCGTGCACCTTTACTTCCTGCTGGCATTTTTCTGCCACTTTGCCGCCTGCGCTGTTGCTTTCAAACTGGGCCAGCTGAACCTTGTGTTTCACGAGAACCATCCAGAGCCGCGTTTCCACCACGTCCGGTGCGCCGTTATCGCAAACACATTCCTCAATGTAAAAATCATCCCCGTATTTGTATGCGACGGGCATGACCGCATAGTCAGAGCCTTTTTCTTTGGTATCACATACTGCAATAATGGCTTCCGGCGCTTTATCCGGCAACTCAAAGTAGCGGCGCAGCTGATCTTCTGGGTACAGCTGCCCTTCCCGCTCAATCGGGCTTGTCATAAACAGCGCACGCCAGCTGGCATCATCCATTGATTCCCGCATGTCAATATAAAACTTGGTGCTGAACCCTACCCCGTTGGCATAATCAAAATTGCTTTTTTCTTCCTCGTTCAGGGCAGGCATATGTAGGAATTCTGCACGCGGGTTATTTTCATTGTTGCGTTCCAGCCTGTCCATCGGGTCATGCAAACTCCAGGGTGTGGCAATGTGCAGTTCCCGGCATTCACCAATTTTGCGCTGCCGCAAATCCGTTGTATACAGCTGCCACAGCTTATCCATGCGTTCCCGGCTCATGGCTTCCTCAATACCGCTTACAAGGTCATCGCAGTATAACAGCTTTTGCGCACGCACCTTGCCCGCATTGCCGCTGCCGATAGAAGAAAATTCCAACGTGGCAAAGCGCTTTGGTTTGTACATGTCTATCATCATGTCCTGTGCATTTGTTCTGGCAATGCACACGCCGGGGAACACGTCTCGCCACAAATATTCCCCACCTTTTGCCATAATTCGCAGACATTCGTCATATACGCCGCGCAAAAACGCGTTGCTGTGGCTGCCGCCCAAAATTGGCATATCAGGGTTCCGACCGGCAAGCCATGTCAAATAGAAAATGGCAGTGGTGCTTTTTCCGGTACCGGGTGGCATCATGATTCCTGCAATGTCAAGTTCCCCATCTTCCAGTTTTTGCAGGGTGTTTACCATCCGAATCAGCTGCTTTCGGCGCGGCATATAAAACCGGCTTTTGGGGTCACGGTCAAGTTCAATGTACTGGCAAAAGGAATCAAAGTTATACGGCGCATTGAACAGCAGCAGATTCCGGTTCAGCTCAATCAGGTCATTGCAGCGCGGCAGCGTACCCAGCTTATTATGCAAATCTACACTCAGCTTGTGCGCCTGCTTGAAGTTTTCTTTTTCCAGTTCCCGGATTGCAGCAAACGCATAAACTGCTCCGTCCGCTGTCTTGGCTCGCATTGTGCTCTTTTTTGCAATTTCAGAAATTTTCAAAATAAAAAGTGCCCTCCCTCAAATTTGAGAAAAGGCACTTGGCACAAGGCACTTGGCACGGTATTCAATTTACCACTCGATAAGCTGAATTAACTGGTTATACCGTAAGGAATTGTCTTTCACTGTTTCGTTTGCTCTGTGGCCGTCCTCGTATTCTACAAGGAATTTTGTGTATCCTTTCCGTTTAGCGGTAGCCGCACCTGCAACACCGCCCCACACGCCGCCAATCGCCGTACCGGCCACGCCGCGCCCCCAGGTCGAAATTGTACTAGGCTTATCCCCAGTTCCAATAATCTGCGCCCTGACAGCATTTGCAGCTTTTCTTCTACGTTCCTTGCCAGCAATTTCAACCTCTTTCATCCACTGTCCATATCGCTTTGCGGGCTTGTAGCACAGAACCACTAGGATGATGCCCGGAATTACACACAAATAGAACACATCCATGAATTTGGGAGCTGACAAAACGCCAAACCCGATCATGCAAATCCCAATAAAGAAAAATATCCTGCCAATCAAATTTTTCATCGTCCATTCCTCCTGCGGTTATTATATCATCTCGCCTTATCAGGTTCAATTTGCAGGTTGCACAAACTATTCTTTGTTTTTTGTAGGGGCCTTTTTTTGATTTTGAAATTTTTGCGGTTTTATTGTGATTCGTTTCTATAGCTCAGAGACGGAAAGGAAAGATTTTATTGGGTTCCCTATATCTCGCCAAGTTAAGCTTTAGCGAAGTTGGCTGTTATTTCTTGTTCTTTTTATATTCAGCCATTGCGTCTGCCAGGCGCTGTTCCCAACCGGCGTTATCGTCTAAAAATTTATTGTAAAGAATTTCTTCGGCTTCTTTTCTGGCAGCGGCTGCGTCTTTTAGATTGGTGAAGAAACCAAGGTGAATGCGTTTATGCTTAAAGTTAATATATGATTTGTAGGTTCCTTTTTGAGTAAGTGCAACACCGTTTACCCCGGTTCTAGAGTTTTTATTTACTGTTCCATTTATGCGCGAACGAATTTTTGACAAGTCGGTTCCATCCACGTTTACGACTTTTCTGGTTATTTCCAATAGTTCTTTTTTGTCTCGTTCGCAATGACCACAGAATTGTAAATTCTTTATGCTTGACAACCGCGTTGTGAATTCGCGCCCACACTTGGGACAAATTGCAATACATCTGGTACAGGTGCCGCTTTTTTCTTTATCAACAATCTTTTTTATAAAAAACCCGTTGATTGTTTTGCCTTCATATTTTTCTTTTGAATTTTTAGTGTTTGCTTCTAATTTAGTAAGCGCTGATCTTGCATGCCCGCATTTTTTGCATGATTTACTTTTCCCGCTAATGAGTGAGTGCCCGGAAACATCAGAAACAGTTCCGCAAGAACAACGGCATTCAAGATATCCTTTTTTCGCTTTTGCCGGGTCCTTAGAACGGCCAATGACGGTCCACTGATCAAAAACAGTATTGGGTGCAATTTCTAATTTTTGAGGCATTGTGGTTTACCTTTTTATTTTTGAAAAACTTTGATTTCATCGTCTGCGCTACGATCCTGGCTATCGTAAACGCTCGGCAATTTAGGGGCATTGGGGTTAGGGACTTCTTCTTCGGGGGCTGTTTCCGGTTCAGTTTTGCCAATGCCGATGGCTACAAGTTCCAGAGGGGCTTCCAGAGCATCAGCAAGCTTACGCAGAACATCAATGCGCGGGATAGACTGGTTGTTCTCAATGCGGAAAATTGTGTTTTTGCTGACGCCGCTTTTTTCCGCCAGTTTTTGTAGGGAGATACCCTCCAGATTGCGGACAACCTTGAGCATATTACCCTCTCTCCAGCAGGTACCGATTGTTGCACGGGCCAGAAGCTCAAATTCATGCAGATTTGCGATTCTGGTTTTGGCGATCGGGTATTTTCCGCTGGCGGCAACAATAGCAGTCATTACGTCCAGAACGGCTTTGCCTTGAGGATAGAGTTTAGAGGGCATTTTAATCACACGCTCATTAGCAAGGGTATGAATTTTTTCCATGCCGGAAAGGATTGTTTTGCTTTGCATGGCGCTAATGTGATTGAGGTAGTAATCCGATACACAGGGTTCTTGATACTCGATTGTAACATCATCAAGAATTTTGCAGCACGCGATGAAATAACCCCACAAGCTGGACATTTTTTCCTGTTCTGTATTACCCATAGGTTTGATTTCCATGTTCATTCCCTCTTGATTTGCTTTTTAGATTGACCTTATTGTACACATTTATGGGTACGAATACAATAGGCAGGTTGTACAAAGTTATACCCAAGAATGTGTACGCGATTGTTATTTGGTTGACGGGATTGATTTTTGTTGAATTGCCGGCATGTGGGGTGTATACTTTGGAGGTTTTGAAGATCTTAAACTTTTGAAGAGACTTTTTGATTTTTTTGGGGGTTGAATTCGGGAATTGGGGAAAGGGACTTTTTTATTTTTTCGGGATTGGAGGGACTAACCCCGCGCGCCGGTCGGTGCTGAAATCCCCCTCCGGTGGTATGCACTATTGTGTTAATGCAACCGGCGGTTGCACCTGCAAAAAATGAGCAAAAAATAAGCCCGGCATAACGCCGGGCCGCTCTCACTTGCTATATTTACAGGCAAAATATATTGTCAGTATAATGATTGCCAATAATGTCATACCGTTGCGCCTCCCTTGCAGGTGATCCCTCTCCGGGCCATCGCGGTATCAAAATACTCCGCTTTTGTGGCCCTCCAGTTCTCGGCCCATGCAAGGGCGGCGTTTTGCGCCCAGTACGGCACGCCCAGCGCATCGCACCGATCCATGCAAAAAGACATATCCTTGCGGATCGCGGGCATCTCGGCATCATCCGCGCCGAACCTCTCAAGAGTATAGTAATACTCGGCACACCAGTGTGCAAGGCCTTCCAGCGCCCCGAATTGGCGCTTATTGGCTTGATAGATCATGTTATAACCCCCTTATTAGCTCAAAGCAGCTCCGCCAAAATATCGCTATAACTTTTCATTTTTATGCGCTCCTTTCAGCGATGTAATATTCAACGATGCAATAGCGGGAGCTGCAAGGGTTGTTTTTGTACAGCTTGTACCCGCGGCCAAACTTGCCGTTGTATGGCTCTTTGACCTCGTGGCCTACTCTCACATAGCCGCGTGCAAGTGCAGAATGGTGGAATTTATAACTATCCATTTTTTGTTCTCCTCTCGTTGTTTAATCGTTGCCGCCGTTGAGCTTGCAAAACTCCATCAAGAGCTTTTCAACCTCTTTTTGGCGTTCCTCGTATGTCCTTGTGCCGTCCCGGCGGATTCTTGCGGCGGCCGCCTCGTACTCCTCTATGCCCTCCGCACGCTTGCCAGGCATCCGCCGGTATCCCGTGCAAAGCGTCACACCATACACATCGTAAACGTCAAAATTCCAGCCGTAAACTCCGCAGGTATACGCGACCGGCTCGTGGTTGGATAGCAGATTCTGCAAATCGCAGAACCCCGCACACCGAATATTGCCAAAGTTTTGAGTAATTGCCTTGCGCGTCATTTTGATTTTAGCCATTGCCTTTTCCTCCTGCCCTGTGGGCTGTTTTCATTTGATGTCTATATTATACATGCTAGCATGTAATATGTCAACATGCTAGCATGAACATTGTATGATTGCACAATTTTGATAGCATGAATATAGTTAATTTTTACATGCTTGCATGTTCCTGCGGGCCGTGTTATACTATCCTTATAATATGCAAATAATAAGGAGGGCAGCCATGTCAACGGATGCAAAAAGAGCAGGAAACGCGCGGTATTTGGCCACGCAAAAAACCATTACAGTACGCACACGGCCAGAAAACGCCGAGCGGTTGCAGATTGCAGCAGCAGCCGCCGGGGAGAGCGTAAACAGTTACATTCTGCAGGCCTGCAAGGAGCGCATGGAGCGCGATGCAAGCAAGTAACACCCCGCCGGATCACCCGCCGGGGCTTTGCATGCCCCATCTGGAACCCGGCGGGCAAAGTCGAACGAAAGTCGAATCGGTTTGAAAGTCGAATGAATTTCAGCGCTTCCGGCATCCCCGGCGGCGCTTTTTTATGCACTTTTGTGCTTTTTGGCCGCTTTCAAAATTTAATATACGTTGCAGCGTCAATTCGATGTTCGCTAAATCATTATTTAGCGAAATATGCACTCAAAAGGCACATTTTGCCCAGCTGTGGGCCGTCCTGGGGAGCATCCGCCAGGCCGGAAGGTGCTGCGGTCAGGGTGCGCCGTTTTACACCCCGCTCCCAAAGTCGAGCGGGTTTGAAAGTCGAACCAAAGTCGAAACGCTCCCAAAGTCGAAGGGTTATCCCTTGCCTGAAAGTCGAATGATCTTGCACGAAAAAATCTCCGGCAAAGTCGAATTGGGCTTGTATTATGCGCTTTTGTTTCATGATTCAGATATAAACCCCGTATTTTTGACCATTTCGCATGGAGATTTGTTTCAATAGATAACTTTGGATGTGGGATAATTATTCGTGTTCAGGGGTCTTTTTTGATGATGACGGCAAGCCGCTCACGTTATTCCCTGCTTTATTTTCCTCTTTTGGGCTTTCATTTCCTCTTTTGGGCTTTATTCCCCTCTGCTTTCCCGCTTTTTTGGGGTTTAATGCTGCCTTTAACAGGCATTTCCGCGCTGGTTTTAGGCTTTACTATGGCATTTAAGCGGATAGCACGTTTCTTTGCGTGGTTATAGGCATAATAAAAGAGCACCCGGCAGTTTGTTTATATGCTGCTAGATGCTCTGTTTTCGTTTATTCAGTTTCTTTTGCTTGTTTCTTTTCCCCACGTGGCTTTGTTTGAACCGGCTCTATCAGTTGCTCCGGCTCTTTGACTTCCTTAAAGTCGTCTATCTCTACAAAGTCGGCGCTGAATCTGTCTTCTATTTCCTTGCGGGACATGTTTTCGCCTAACGGGTCTTTTGTTGCGGTAATGATTTCTTGCTGGTCTTGCAGTCCGTCATAGTTTTTCTGCCAGAATAGCCCTGTTACCGGGTTGATTGCACCGTCCTGCATCAGCATTTCCCGGTACATCCCGCATACACGCTTTATTTCTCGCGCGAATTCCTGGTATTCCTTTTGCGAGCTGCGCCTTTTTCCGCTTTCCCAGCAGTTTACAGTGTCTCTATCCACTCCCATAGCAGCATACGCCGCCATGTTGCCCACTTTCATGTTATACTTGACACATAGATCAAGATAGTCATAAAAGCGTTTTCTGAGGGCTGGCAGGTCGTTTGTGCTTATTTTGGGAAGCTGGGATATCACAAGCAGAAATTCAATGCGCCTTTGATTCCCTTCCGGCACATTATCAGGGTCATTATCAATCATGATCGGGCTGTTTCTTTTGGTTGCCCTACTTCCCATTGTCCTGTGCCTCCTTTATCCGGCTTATGGCCGTTTTATAATAGTCGGGGTTCTTCTCTATCCCGATGAAGTCTCTATTTGTGTTGATACAGGCTACTCCGGTTGTTCCGCTGCCCATGCAGTTGTCTAATACCATCTCGCTTGGGTTTGTGTACGTCTTAATCAGCCATTCTTCCAGCTTTACAGGCTTTTGGGTGGGGTGCAATCCCTTTTCCCTTGGGAATTTCAGAATTGTTGTGGGGTTCCGCTTGCCGTCACTACAGTCTGTTAAGATGTCGTCACGAAACTTTCCCCAGTTTTTGGGAAGTCTTTCGCCTTTGCCCCCCCCTCTTATATGGCTTTCCGTCCACATATTGCTTGTTATAGGTCGGCTGGTGCTTATAGAATATCTGGATGCTTTCATGCGCTTTCAGGGGCTTGCGGTTTGCGTTCAGAAAGTCGCTTCCGTTTTCCTTTACCCATATCAGCTCATACCGGTACAAGTCTTTCCCAGCGCTTACAAGGGCCGCTGTAAATGGCATATCGCTGTGCAGTGCTATAACGCCATTGCTTTTGATTATGCGCCTGTATTGCGCCCATAGCGGCTCCAGCGGGATGATGACATCCCATTTATTCCGCGTTGTACCATAGGGCAGGTCGCATAAAATCATGTCTATACTGCCTTCTGGTATCCCCTTCAAGATGTCCATACAGTCTGCGCAGTATAGTTTCATGTGTCCCCCATATAGCAAAAGTGCCAGCCGAACTTTCAAGTTCAACTGGCACTTGGCAATTAAGCACTTGGCACGCTATTTCTTATTGATATTATAGCATATTATGCGCTAATATGCAAGTTTTTTATTTTCCGGTGCTACCAAATCCTGCGTTGCCGCGTTCCCGCTCCGGCATCTTGCTGCACGGGTAAAAGTCGTAAGATTCCACCTTAATAAACACGATTTGGGAAATTTTATTCCCAGAATGGACTTTATAATCAGTTTTTCCGTGATTATAGAGCTTTACGCAGATGCTCCCAGTATATCCTGCATCGATCACACCTACGCTTGTCAGATCATGCTTAACATTCAGGCCGGATTTGCTTTTCAGGAACCCCGCATAGCCCTGCGGAATGTCAATGTGCACGCCGGTATCAATTACAGCGCTCCCGTTCGCCGGAATCATCACATCAACAGGGCTTTTCAGGTCTGCACCTGCATCCCAGCCAAAATGTGCGTATTCCGGCATGTATGCGCCGTCATCCAGCACAACAGCAACCTGTTTGTACACAGTATTGCAGCTTTTGCAGCAGTTATTTTCCATTGTTTCCTCCTTTCAGTCGCTCAAGCCCATAATTGCGAACATAAAGCACGGAACAACCATCCATGCCCAAATACCGCTTCCTGTGATGCGCACCATATAGGCGATGAATGCCAAAGTCGCAGTCAGTGCAAGCGCGTTGCCGATACTTTTCATATGTTCCTCCTCAAATGTTGTGTGCCAGAACCGCTTTTCCGTAAGTCGTGCCGTCTTTATCGGCAATCTTGAGAACGCCGTTAATGCTCACTTTAGGCGGCTCCCTTTTGCTGTGTGCCACCATCTGTGGGCTGCCATATCTTCCTTCTTTTCGGCATGCTTCACACTTCTTTTCGTTCTTTTTTCTGGTAAAAAGCCTCCCGCACCATTCGCATTTGACAAGCGATTGCTCATTGCGTCTTGCGTTTTGAAGTGCAACAGCAGCTTCATGATGCTTTTCCTTGCATTCCGGGCAAAGCCGGGCTTTTACGCTCCCCTCGAATTCTTTTTTGCACTCAGTACAAATTCTAATCATTCATTCGCCCCCATGTGCGTGATCCATGTAAATCACCGGTTCCCGATCATCATCTTCATACCCCGCCGCAGCTCTACCAACAGATACGCCGATGGAATAAGCCCCCGCTATTAAGATTGTGACAATCGCGGTTCCAACAATCGAAAGGAAAATGTTCATTTCTGCTCCCTCCAAAGCCCTGAAATCTGTTTGCAGCACAGTGCAAACAGGTAGATCAACAATGCGCCGATAAGCATCGCTCCCGGCGCTGCAACAAAGATCAGAGCAAGGCATTTGATTGTGTAGATGCAGTTTGCGTCAAATACTGTCATGCTTCTTTTCCTCTATTCTTTTCACTTTCCATACCGCATATAGAGCCTCCATTACTCGATTTCCTTCCGGCGTGGCGGAATCGAACGGTAAATGCGCACTGATACATGCTTTCCTGATTGCTTTCAGCGCATCACCGCGTCGAATCAGGTCATTCTCATCACCAAAATCTGAAATCTTCGGCACGCCGTCAAAAGAAATGCACTTGCTGTTTACTGGGTCAAAAAATGTTTGGTTCATTCTTCCCTCCGCAACCACTTGATAGCAGCTTTCACGCTGTCAAATTCTTCGATATATGCAAAGCCCGTGCTATTTTCGCAAGCTACCACGACAGCGCCATCTTCACAATTTTCCAAAGATAGATACAATCCTTTTTTCTCCTCTTGGTGGTCGATTATGTAACTCATACATGCTTTATCAATGATTTTTACCGGGTCATTCATCTGTGTTCACCATCCTTGCGCCACAGTGGGGGCAATATTTGTACTTTGATGCTGCCCATCTGGATTCCCATGCACAGCGAGAGCAAGCTTCCCAGCTTCCGTCTGCGCCTTCATCCGGTGCTTCAATCCATTTTGCCGTAAGTCGCAGGGATTCGGGGTCGATGGTGGGCATAATATCAATGTCATCAGTTCCAACTGCGTAAAACTCGCCACTTTCTGGGCAATCACGAAACATTACCTTTACAACACGCTTTTTAAGTGCATTTGCATCAATCAGCCGCACATGTTCTTTGCTCATTTTCCTACCTCCTTTAATCTCCGTTCCCAGCGCTCATGCTTTTTGAGTTGCATCCGCATGACGCAATTAAGATAATCAGGCCCTTTACAATCAAGATATTCGCTCACGCAAAGCATCACGTCTGCAATTTCTTCCTGCAAAGCATCATAGCATTCGTCAATGGTTTTAGGCGTTGGGTTTTCACCGCGATACTTCCGCGCGGTTTTCAACGCTGCTTGCGCAAGTTCTGAACACTCTTCTGCAAGCTGTTCAAGAAATGCAGGCTCACCGATTCTTTCTACTATCGTTTTGGGCTGTTCTTTCGGCTGGCTTGCGCCTGGAATCGGGCAGCCTATTGTTGTATTCATTCTGATACCTCCTCTACATACGCTATGCTCTGGTGCAGATTAAGAAATTTCGGATTGAGAACACAAGCCGGGGCGACAGCATTGCTTAAGTACGCATCGTCGTTGCTCAACGGACCAGCCGCATTCACACCGCGAACGTCGGACGCGTCGCCAGTGTCGGAATCCTTGTCGCCGCAATACCACGGCGTGGCAGTCCAAATCCAGCTGTCGTAGTGCGGGATGTAGTCACGGTACTTGCGGTACTCGTCACAGGTCAGGATAAAAACTAGGTCTTCCACAGCACCATAGGCGCGGTCGCCGTTATCTGCAACAAGGTCAACGGTATGTGACAGCAGAATTTTTCTATCGAAAACAGCGTTCGCCATATCAGATAGAATCCCCCGCACATTGCTGGTGCGGTAGTTATTCCAGTTGCCTTTCTCATCGGCAAATTTATCACTTGGACAGAACTTTACATCTTTTGCCCACGGCTTTGCCATAATGGCCAGCACGCCGCCGTCATGGTGGTTCGGGTCAAGGCAGACCCATTCGAAATTTTTGAACATGAAGTGTTCGCCGGGGCGCATGGTTGTGATGTTAGTCATTGTCGGTTACCTCCGTGAGCCAGTATTTGCGGTAGCAGTAGTCGCAGCCTTTTCCATTTGTGCATCCAATGCTTTCATCAATGTCGCAAGGTTTAATACACAAAATTCCATTATCTTCATCTATTGCTGCATTTGGAAACATCTTCATAACTCGCTCTGGCGGGTCTTAACGGGGTGCTCTTTTGCCCATTGCTCGACTTTTGAAATCGTTTCTTCAATGTTTTTAACTGAATCGCCTCTGAAATTAGCCATGCACATGCCGTTTTTCCAAATAGGACATTTCCCGCAGGTTCTATTATTTTTGCATAATCTGTTTAACGTCTTGAAAAATTCAACTATATCCATAGTCTCACTCCTTACCAATCTGCATCTTCCGGAATTTCTAGCTTTACGATTCTATCGTTTCTGCATTTTTCCACCCGGTGAACTCTCCTTCATCTGGGCATTCCATAGGCGTATATGGCACATTCTCGGCCCCGGACATGTAGACCCAGAACAGGTAGACCCAGAACAGATAGGCCCCGGACATGTTGGCCCTTTTTCCGTGCTTTTCTCCGTTAATCCATGCTTTATGAAATTTCAAGATTTTTCTGATTTCTTCAGTCGTCATAATCCATATCCTCCCGTTTCTCTTTGTGTCTGGGTGCGCGGTTGATATATCGTTTCATCCAGCGCACATGCTTAATGCTGGTGCAAAATATCCTTTTCAGCCGCAGGCGGTCTTGAACGTAATTTTCTTTTACGCCCCGCATACGCTTAAATCCGGCTTTTCTCATGCCAGTCCCTCAAACGCCAGCTGTGATTCGCTAATATTCATGCTTTCAGGCGTTTCAAAGCTCATAATTGTTCCCCCGTTTCAGCCACATCAACCCCGATGTTTTGCAGCGTAACCTGCGCCCATGTGTCTGCCAGCTGGTCAACGCGGTAGCTGGAATACTTTTCCGTAACAGGGCCGCTCATGGCGTTCTGGATTTTAACCAGCGTTGACGGCTTCAGTCCCACCTGATAGCAGGCCAGTAGGCACAAATACAGTGATCGCAGTGCAATATCCTGCCGCTCCTTCATCACTTCCTCATGCACCCTTGCGATTGATTCGGCTTCAAGCTTTGCAATATAAGCTTCCGCCTCTTTCTTGTAACAGGCCGGGAGCTGTATTTTGGCTTTCATGTTTATCTCCTCCTGTGGCCCGGCAGTCCGTGATTCCTCACATCCCGCCGGATTTTGTCTCCCCTGAGCACATCCGCTTCGTTCAATGCCTGAGCCTGCAGGCGCTGCTTGCTGATGTCATCCATCTTGGCACGGTACGCAAGATATTTGCTGCAAGTGCTATGGCATAGCGTGTGGCGTTCCTGGCAATGCTCGCATGGGGCGGATAGTGTTCCGATCATAGTTCACGCTCCTTGTATTGCCCGGTCAGATAGCTCAGAATAACGCCTTGCGCATCGTTGCAGCCCCGGCAAACCTCTGCGGCGTACCCTTCGGCGCGCAGCTTTTGCAGCCAATAGCGCTGATATTGGCTTACAATGCCGCCTTTCTGGCGTTTCAGCTCCACAAATAGCCCGTAATACTCACCGCGCTTGATGGGCAAATACAAATCTGGAACGCCGGGTTTCACGCCCATCTGCTTAAATCTTGCCGCCTCACGCGGATTGCGTTTCCCACCGTTAGGAATGTGAAACAGCATTTTCAGCTGTGGATATTTCCCGGATTGCATCTCAGCCCACTGCATTAAGGCAATCTGTTCTGCATCTTCGGTAGGGGTCGGAATCGTTGTTTTCCGCATATCATCCCTCCCATCCTGCATATGCGTTGCGGCCTGCGGCTTGTGCCGCGTTGTATTTTGAGATTTGCCGCCTTTGGAACTGTTTTTTGACTGTTTTTCAAGGAATTCATGGTCGATATCAAGGTTTCTTCTCATTACAGGCCATAGTATACGCTCACTCCCGCTGAACTCTTGCGTTGCTCCGTCCATCTCATAGTCGAGCATCACACGCACCAAGTGCCCCGCTAACGGCGTTTTCGGCTTTGGGGTAAGAAAGTATATAGCTTGCTTTTCGTAGCGCTTATAGGCGCTGCTAGGGGCTATGAAGGGTATTCCCGTTTTTCGATTCACCAAAATGCGTTGTGAGTTCTTTTTCGTGACCGGCGGCAGCGGGATGGTGTACTTGTAGATCACATGCCTTCCTCCCGTGCATTTGCCCGGAATTCCGCTGCTTTCAGCTTCCATTGTGCTGTGTCATAAGCGCACTTCATCAACTTCTCGCTGTATTTTTCCATTTCCCGGTCAAGTTCAATCGTTTTTTCTGTGCAAGTCTGTGCAAGCTGCATGTACAATTCTCGGTTAGTCAATGTTTGTCACCTCACAAAATAGATGGAACGGCTTCACCCACGCAAAATCAAGCTGTCCGCAAGCGCCGTGCCTGTTCTTGACGATCTCAATCACGGTATCGCTTTCGCTTGGCGGGTCTTCTTCCCGCTGTTCTCGCAATTTGGTGTAGTGTTCCGGGTTAATGGCAAGAATCATGTCTGCATCGTGTTCAATGGTGGCGGAGCCGAACATGTCGGACATCTTGATAAGCCCCGTGTCGGCGGCTCTCGCAGCCTGTACAAGCTCAATGATGCAGATATGATATTTCATTGCCAGCTGCTTTAATCCCCTTGTAAGGGCCGCTAATTCGTCATTGCGCTTTTCTTTGGCGTTCGGTGGTGCCACAAGTCCCAGATGGTCAATGACAACCACTTCCGGTTTTCGCTCCTTGATGGTCAGTTCAACGTCTGCAAGGCTGGTCAGGCTGGAATCATCCAGAATCAGCTTGTACCGTCTTTTCAGGATTTCTGCATCCTCTGCAATCTTGCTTTCTTCCTCTTCGGTCAGCGCATGATTTGTGATGCGGATGCTGTCGATCTGTTCCCATCGGGAAAAGATTGCTGTGTAAAGCTGTTCCCGGCTCATTTCCATTGACTGGTACAGCGTCAGGCAGGTTTGCGATATCTGCGCCGCCATTTGCAGGGCCAGTGTAGATTTGCCTTTGCCGGGCCGGGCGGCAATCACTGTTACACCGCTTCGTACAAGTCCGCCGGTCAGTTTATCCAGCGTTCCAAAACCCGTTTGGATGTTGTCATTCGGTTTTTTCAGCCATTGTAGGAAGTCCTCTATTCCATCAGCAAAGTCCTTTGCGCTGCGCTGGCGCTGGTGCTCCATGATGTGCTGCTGCTTTTCCATCATGGCGGCAACCGCGCCGAACATTTCATCCGCGTCTGCATCCGATGCCACAAGTTCGCCCATCTTGGCAATCATCAGCCGCTTCCGGTATCCATCCAGGACACAGTTGATGTAGGTGTTAAATCCGCTCACCGATGGAACTGTCTGGGCGCATTCGTAAGCAATCGCCTTGATGTTTTCTTTGCAGCGTGATATTATCGATACTGCATCCGCCCGTTCCCCTCTGCGATCAAGCTCCTTGCAAAGCAGGAAGATATCTCCCAGGTCTTTGATGCTGAACATCTGCGCTGTCAGGCTTTTGAACGCTTCGCTTTGCCGGTCAGGCTCTATCAGCATGATGCCAATAACGGCTTTTTCCGCAACAGCTGTATTCATTTGCCTGCCTCCTTCCACCCAATGAGTTTGGGAACAACGCCGTTAATCAGATCTTCCCGTGTGTATTCCCGGTCATAGATAGGAATCAGGTCTTCAGACTTGCGGGGTTCAGCAGGTGGCTGCGCTGTTTCGTCTTCCCAGCGTTTTTGATTCAGCCAGGTAGCAGGATATGGGATATACTTGCCGCTATCTTTCTGCCACTGTTCTGTGGTCTTGAGATACTCAAGGCTTTTCAGGATTGCGGACAAGGTAGATTCGTCAGTAACAAGCTTCTCAAATTTCTTGCGTGCATCTGCCTTGCCTGTCTTCTTGGGATAGGCTGACCAGAAGGTGTCAAATCGAGGAGAAATCGCGTCAACCCCTTGGGGGGTATAGGGGGTATTCTTAATTTCTTTATTATTCTTTATATAAAGGTCTGTGTTAGCACTGTGTTGGTTCTGTGTTACCTGTTTGTTAGATTCTGTGTTAGTGCATTGGTAATCACTGTAATTATTCACCGTAAACACGCTAAATTTTCCGTGTTCGCACTGTGTTATTTCTTGTGTTGATTTTAGATGACATAAAGCAGTGCGCACAGATTGAACAGATATGCCGGTATCTGTTGAAATTTGGCGGATAGATGCAACTGCCTGTCCAGTTTCCAGGTGAACCCCCTTGTAATAACAGGGTTCATAGCAGGCCAGAAATAGCAGATGCAGGAACACACATTTTGTTGGAGTGTCTGTGTACCACCCCCATTTCATCATGCGGCGGTACAGCTTGATGTACCCTTCGTTTGCCATTTTTCAAAACTCCTGTGCTTGTACCATATCGTCCGTCCACTGCGTCCCATGTACAAAACCCAATTTCATCGCCTGCCTTTCGCTCAAAAATTAAAAGGGGAGATCACCGTCATCTTCAATCGGCGTGTACTCATTGTTTGCCACCACAGGCGCAGAAACGGCCCTATTAGCCACGTTCTGGCTTTGGGCGGGTTTTTCTTTATTGCCTGCAAACGAAACGTTGTTTACAACCACCTCTACGGCGTTCCTGTTGTTGCCGCTCTTGTCCTGATAGTTCCGGCTCTGTAAACGGCCCTCAACGGCGATCAAACTGCCTTTCTGGAAATAGCGGCAGACAAATTCTGCGCTCTTGTCCCAGGCAACGATGTCAAAAAAATCTGCCTGATTCTGGCCGTTGGCATCCTTGCGTCCCCGGTCAACTGCAATGCGGAACGATGCAACATTTTTACCTGTTGTAGTCTGGCGCAGCTGAGGGTCAGCAACCAGTCTTCCCATAAGTGCAACTACATTCAACATGTCTTTAATCCTCAAAATAATTCTTTCCAAACCGCCGGGCAAACTCTTCCTTTGTCCAGCTGTAATCAATCATTGCCATGCGCTGTGCGGTCATCTTGAGTTCAAGCCGCATCCCAGCATCCAGCCCTTCCACCTCGGGCCAGCGCTGTTTTTCGCCGTGAATCCATCTGTGGCAATCCGGGCAAACCAAAATCCACAGGCCAAGTGCTTTGCTTTTTGCCCGGTTCTGGCCGTAAAGTACTTCATGCCGTACCAAAGCGTGGCCGTTAAGGCAGCAATAACACTGTGGGTGGCCGAACATGTCTTTCTTGTTTGGCATGATGGACGGTGCATAGCCGTTGGAATCAAGCGCAACGCCAAATTCGTTTTTCATTCTTGCTTTTCCTCAATTTTTAAGCATGCCTTTGATATCATTAAAAGCAGCAACCATCCCAGCGTAAAAAGCAAGCGTTGTCATGCTCTTAATGTCATCTTTGCTTACGGATTCAGAAGATGTAAAAAGAGACCGCGATGCGGAATCAGATGCCTTGCGAAAAGCCTGCACAAATTCATCGTTTGTTTGCTTCATCGTCCGTCAGTCCTTTCAGCTTTGCAATTTCGTCCGGTGTCATTGTGGGGATTCCCTGCTGCTGGCACTCCTGCACAATCAGTTCCAACAGGCGGTGCATCTGCTTGCTGTCGTATACACTGGAACCATACCAGCATTGCAGAGTGCAGAACGTGCCGTTTGGTGTAGGCATGGTATCCAGCAAAACAACCTGCCAGCCCTGTCCCTGGCTTTCCCATCCGCGCTTAAAGGTTTCTATTGCTTCCTGCTTGATGGTGACGATATCGCTTGCACCTGCAACATCCCGCACAAGGTCACGATAAATCTCAACAGCAGGCTTTTTCAGCTTTTCGGCAAGCTGGTTCATCAGCGTCCACGCATAAGCGTTAGAAGTCAGGCTGCGCTTTTTCCGTACCTCGCCAAAAACACCTGCAAACAGCTTCCCGGGGCCGGATTTGACTTCGTTCGCAAAGTTCTGCGCTTCCTCCATGTCTGGCTTGTTTTTAAGACGAAGCATCAAAATCTCACCCATCAAGGTAGCATCCGCGATGTTGATTGTATGGCTCATTTGCTCCACTCCTGAATCTGTGCAATCAGCGCATTGCAGCCGTCCAACGTTTTCATTGTCCCGCCGGGAACGGCTTTCAAAGCGTCAAGCACTTCATTTCGTGTATGTTTTGATTTGGCGCAATACTCGGTAATTGCAGCTGTTAGTGTAGCGCGGGCTTTGACATATTCGCTTGCTTCGGCTTCGCTGGACTGAATATCGCCTTTGGTTGGCTGTTCTGGTGCTACGTTTGCGCTCGTCTGATTGTGGTATTCATCACTGTCAGGGTCTTTTGTGTCATCAATGCAAAACAGGCCATTCAACGCATATTTTCTGGCATAGCTGGATGCTGTACCGGTAATCTGTGCGCCGTCCATACCTTTTTTGGCTTCATCCTCGCGGGCAAAAGCTGTGGTACTGGTTGAGTTTCCCTCTTTGTCCGTTACTGTGGCAATGGCCTTGATGTAATAGCGGTTCCCGATAAGTACAATATCGTCCATAATGGTCAGCGTGCAGCCATATTTTGCACAGAGAGGTTTTGCCGCTTCAAGAATGCTTTCCGCGTTCCGGTATTTGTACTTTCCGAAAGAGTTGTAAAGGTTCTTGGGTGCTTTCAATTCAGATTGAATCTTAGAAAGCGCTTCAAACACGCTCATACCTTTTCCTCCTTTGTCACAATCCCGTTCACAGTCAACTTTTCAGCCTCTCTGGTGAACGTGATATTCAGTGTTCCGCACGCTTCAATGCCGAGATTTTCTTCCTTTTTCAGGCTTTTCATCATCTCGCAGATTAGTTTTTCAATGCCATAGGATTGCCCATCAACACAGATGCTTGCAAAACTTTCCGAGCAGTAAAGGCTTCCTGTGGCTTCAATGCTATAGTTCTTCAGTTCCATCGTTATCCTCCCTTACCGTGCTATCAATGCACGTTTCGCCCCAAATGCAATCCTCGCACATAATGGGGTGGCCGTATTCGTCCGCTGCGCCGCAGCCGGGAAAATCAAGATCAGTCATCGGCAGGCACCAGTCTTCCGTTTTCGGCTTTGTACCAGACATCAGGCAGGATGTTTACGCCATCAACAACACCAGCAGCCCATGTTTTAATGTCGTAGTTATATTCATTTTCCTCGGCGCAAACCAGAACAGCCCCCATATCTCCTTTTACACGCGCATTATAGGAGCGGCTGCACGCAATTCCATTTTCGCCCACACTAGATTTTCCCTTGCTCGTGGCGGCACCACGATCACCGGCACTGGCGGCACCACAATCACCGGCACTGGCGGCACCACAATAACCGGCACTGGCGGCACCACGAGCACCGGCACTGGCGGCACCACGATCACCGGCACTGGCGGCACCACAATCACCGGCACTGGCGGC